TTATAATAGGAGTTCCAGTATGTAATGATTCGTTCCATGATATACCAAATCCTTCATTTGAAGCAATATTAACTGTTATATCTGCTGCATTATAATAAAAATTTAACATTTTTGTATCAATAGATTGATTTGAAAACAATACTTTGTATTTTGGACAAATTGCTCTCTTAACTGCCATTAAATCAGTTCCATTAGGATCAGAAATTTGAGTATGCATAAGTAATGCACATTTTTTTGCATCTTCTGGATCTAATTGATCACAAAAAGTATTGAATGCAAGAATTAAATCTGCAGGCTGTTTTCTTCTAATGTTTCTATTATTCCAAAAGAATAAAAATTCTATGTCATTTACCTTTTTAAAATTTGTTACCCATTCATTATATTCGTTCCAATCTTTATCTAATTCTGTTATAGGGAAATATTTTTTCTCATTGGAACCATGAGGCACCCATTGAACTGCCCAATCTGGTTTAGGATATTTTTGTAAAACATTTTTAACTATATTATTAGTTTGTCTAGAAATATTCATTAATAGATCACAAGATTCGTAAAATGATTCATTCCAATGTGGATAAGGAAGATCATCCCAAATGTTATAATACATTAATGGAATATTTTGTCTTATTTCATTTTCCATATCATATAACCATCCCCAAAATCTTGGATCTGTGAAATGAAGAATAGCATCTGGCTGTTCTATGTTTAATAATTCTTTTAAAACATTTTGATTACCGTAACCAGTATGTGCATATATTTTAACAAATGCATCTGTCACGCCTGTATCTTTTTGTACTTCTGCAGATATATCAATTTGTTTTCCATGTTCTGGATGTTTTACTGCTGCACCTAATTGAACCCAATCATATTTATCTACAGTTCCCAGAACAAATTCTTTTGACATAGTTCCTATGCCAGAATGCATTCTTAAGTCATCTGCTAATAATAATATTTTTTTCTTTTTAGGCTTGCTGTTATCAACTTTTCTAAGCTTTGGTAACTGTATTTGTGTCATTCAAAATCCCTATATAACTTTATTATAAATATGCTTTTGGTTGTGTATTCTTATCTTTTTGCATCTTTTTTATGTTAGCAATACCATACAAATTTATTGAAATAATTACTACACTTAATACTAGATGACTAATATTATCAATGAAGAAGTCATACGTTATCCAACCTATGTCTCCTATAATCCAAACTGTCATTGCTAATTTGAATTTTTGTTTTGCATTTAAAATATAACCTATCAACACTAATGCTGTACTTGTCCATCCTAATAGTTCTATCATGATATTATTGTTACTGGTTTATTTAATTTTTTTGCTTGTTTAATTGCACTCATGCTTCCATTAGATGATTGACCTTCTCCAATAAATGCTAACATAACATTACAATCTTTTGCAATCAACATATTTCTATGATGAAACTGAGATACATGATATGGCTTTTCATAATAATCTTCAGACATGGCTGAATATAAATTTTTTGTTGTATGTGCCGGATTAAACTCTTTATATTTTATTCCAAACTCTAACGCATACTTTCTTGCAAATTTGTCCGCTCCATATTTAGCTCCACCTGATATTATAATTAATTTATTATCAAATTTTTGTTTTAATTGAAAAAGAGTATCTTTAACCTTTCTAACATTTTGATAATCTCTACTGCCTATAACTGCTACTTTCATACTTTAATTCTTTCTTTGGCAGGACAAAGATCTGGTTGATCTTTGAATTCACAATATTTACAATTTTTATTATTCTTTCCAGCTACTGCAGGATATTTTCTTTCTAAATTATATGCACCATCTGATTTGAAACTAGATGAAACAAATTCATCAATTGATCTTGCTAATTTATTTCTTGTAGGCTTTCCAGATGCAGGAGAAAATTCTGTAATTCTTTTTTGCGGGAACATTGCTCCTTCTATCAACTTTCTCTTTACAATCATATATTTGATATTGATCTTTTCAACATCATAACCATATTGCTCTGCAAAATACTTTTTATATAAAACCAATTGAGATGTTTTATTCTTATCGGCTTTCTGATATTTGTTCCACCCTCTTGTACTTGTTTTAATATCAATAATAGTTATCTCATCAGTTCTTTTATCTCTAATCACCACATCAAGATAACCTAACATCATAATTTTATCATTTTTTTCTGATACAGGATGATATATAGGAACTTCGATACCTAACAATTCATCTGTTTTTCTTCTAAAATAAACTCCTCTATTTCTTTTGAACCAATGAATAATTTTAACTCCATCTTCATAAAATTCTCCTAATTCAAATTTATTAGAAAAATGTTCTCCCATTTGTTCAACAGCTGCTTTATACAAATTAAACATTTGATCTTTAAGATATGCATTCATATCTATTTCATCAGCAACTTTAATAGATTGATCAAACATTACCGTTAAATAGTGTTGCAATGTTTCGTGCATTGCAGTTCCAAATATTGTATGAATACTTTGAGAATAAGTTCGTAAGTTTTTTGCATATGCCAACTCCCAATGTTTAGGACATTGTGAATACATTGAAAATTGAGAATAAGAAATTTTACGTTCGTCCGGCAAAGGCTCACGCTGACTGTATTTCAGGAACTTATTCATATATTAAATATAAGAAAAATTTTGCAATTAGGCAAATTATTTACCCCATTTCTTTGCAGAAACTATTTGAGCAATAATACCATATACTGACAAGTCTTGATATGTATCTTGTTCTGATTCTCCTACAGTATCTTTATGGCCTAATACAATTAGTTGTTTTAATCTTTGAACTTTATCATTTAATCTGAACCATAACCCTGTTAATGATAATTTAACATCTGCATCAGATCTAACTTCTGTACCTACTGATATGTTACCTGGTCCATAATTTTTTTGTTTTTTACAAAATAGAAGATATTGATCTGCACATATGTTTAAAAATTCATCACATGTTTCTGGAAATTCTTTTTGACAATATTCAACTACTTCTTTATCTTCATCATTTAATCTGTTTTGAATTTGATTAAATACTACTTTATGAGTTGGAGAAGTTTCTTTTTCTCTTCCTGGTGTATCTTTGATTGTTTTCATTTTAATAATCCTTTTATTTCTTTATCTGTTTTTCCATATTTTTTTAACAAAGAAGATATTTCTGATTGTTCTAACAAACTAATATATTCTTCTGCTTCAATCCTAGCAACTTGATAATGATCGGCAATTAATTTAACAAGTTCTTTATTGTATTTATCTTGTTTTTTACCTTTAATATATTTGTTGAACGATTTTTGTTTTGGCAAAAAATCAAAATATAATTGATAAACATGTTTTTTATTTAATGGCCCAATTGTATATTGTTGAAACATATCAACTAATTCAATATAATTGATGTTCATTGATAACCAACGATTAATTAAATATGGAGAAAATGACTTCTGATCTGTTTCTGATAATTCAGACCATGGCTTCTTTTTCCATGTAATATTAGCTAAATGATCAAATAACGTTGCTGGTTTACTTGTCTTCACGTCCTAATTCTATTCTAAATTCTTCATTAATAAATCCACAATCATCACATCTAAAAGTTGGCACAGGAATAATCTGTTCCTTGCCTGTTTGTGATACTAATGCTGATACTCTTTTAAAGGCATTGACTTGTCTAAAAAATCTACATCCACAGTTTTCACATTTAATATCTTTTAATGTTTTAGGATCGAGATTAAATTGACCGGGCTGTTGTCCACTTAAGTCCATAGTTTTCCTATTTTAATTCGTTTAATAATTTTACAATTGTAGACATAATATGTAACTCTTTATCCACTGCAAATGAATCTTGATATTGTGACTCTGCTAATATTAATATTACACTTGCAATATGACCTGTTGCATAACTATCTATTTCATCAAATAAATACTTATGTAATGCTGAAAAGTCTTTTACCTTACTATCATTAATTAATTGTCTAATATTTTTAAAGGCATCTTTTTTATTATCACTCTTTAATATCTCAACAAGCTTAGTCATATAATTTGCTTGAATAACACTTGTACTATCAATAGTTAATTTATTATCAATAACTTGCCTTTGACAGCTATTTAATACCCTTCTTATATCAGGATAGCCGGCGTTTATTATTGTAACAAGATCTTTGTTATCATATGACACTTGTAGCTCATCTAATATTGAAACAATCCTCTTTGCGACTTCTTTTTTATTAGGAGGAGTGATTCCAAACACTTGACATCTACTCTGAATAGGATCAATAATTTTTTCTACATAATTACATGTTAAAATAAATCTTGTTGTTTTACTAAATGTTTCCATTAAGTTTCTTAACGCAGCCTGACCATTTGGAGTCATATAATCTGCTTCATCTAATATAACAATCTTCCATCTTTTAAATCCTACCGTACTAGCATAGTTTTTAATTTTAGTTCTAACTGTTTCAATGTTATTTTCATCTGATGCATTAATATACATTACATCTGCATCTACATTATTTGCTATGATCTTAGCTAATGTAGTTTTTCCTGTACCTGCTTGACCATAAAATAATAAATGAGGCACATCGCCTGATTTAATATAAATTTTTACCTTATCGATGATATGTTCATTTCCAACATATCCATCTAATGTTCCAGGCCGAAACTTTTCAACCCATAACGTATTTTCTTGATTTCCGAACATATTATGATGTTTGTAATTGTACTAAATAATAAGTTGATTCGCCATTCTTTAATTTAAAATTAACTTGAGCTAAACCTGCCTCTGATATACTTATTTGACCAGATTCAAAACCTTTATTAGCTAAAAGTATTTCTTTTAATAAAGAAGATGAAAAACAAATAACACCCATGTCTTTAGATTCATTAGATGTGCTATGACCAAATTTAATTCTATTTGTATTGATAGAAGAATAATTCATAATTATTTCAACTGTATTAGAACTACATTTGATTCCAAAGTTTTCTGATTCTGGCAATGCATTTTTAGCTTTAATAAATTTATTAATAAATGCATCATCTAATTTAATTGTTGCATTCCAATCTGGAGTATTTTTTAAATCAGGAACTTGTCTAATAACAGATAAATCTGCCAACATAAATGTCATATCTACATCATTATCATTCACACCTACACTTACAGCTGTTCCTTCTACTTTATTTACATCTACAGATAAATCTTCTCCAACTGCTGATAACATTTTAACTAATTGAGGCGTTGCATAAACACCTAATTCGCTGTTACCAAAATCTAAATTATCGGCTGAAACACTACCTATAACATTTTGATCATCTGTAATAAATTCTGTTTCTAATTTTCCATCTTTTGCTACCCATTTTACTGAAGTAGTCGCGCCGGCTAGATGATATCTACCAACGTAATTTAATAAGTCGCTTTTTTTCATTTTATACCTTTTGTTCAAAAAATTGATTAAATTTCTCTTGATTAATTGTTGTTATACTTTGTCCACCAAACTTACGATAATATTGTTTATACTTTTCATATGTTGTTATCGCTTTATCTGGATCTTCAAACATCTCATAAATACTTCTCAATACGGCTGCTAAATTATTTGGAACCATATATTGAGCAACATCTCTATGAGCTGCTACAATTTTATTTACTTCTTTAATTGTATTTTGGAATACATGAACATTATGAAGAACCATTCTAGGAACAGCTTCTTTATTGTATTCATCTAACATGCCCCAAGTAAAATCTTGACATGCCGGATCTCCTAAACTATCTGGAACTAATGTATCATGTTGAAGATCTGGGATCTTACTTTCTGCTAATGGAATTATATTTCCATCTTCATCTTTATCTGGCTTTGGCATATACACATCACTAAAAGATAACTTCTTAAAATTATGTGAATGCAAAAATGTTCCATATACAGGATATTGACCTGGCGAACTTGAATCTGTTGTAACTACAATTCTATTACCATAATGTTTATTTAATAATTTTTGTATTGTAGATAGAATAAAAAAGTCTGATATTTTTGAAATACCTAACAAATGTAAATATTCATTTTGTACATTTTCAAACTCTCTATTCTTTAACATAAGAGCTAATGCCCACATAAAATCAACTAACTTCTGCGGACCACCTATCGCCCAACCACTAAATTCAAAATGTTTAAATTTATGATACCACCAATCATACTCACTAGGATTTGAACCTTGTAACATATTTAAGAACTTTGTCTTACCAGATTGATTTTTTTCAAACCATGCAAAGTTATCATAACTAATTTCAGCACATTTTTCAAATTGATTTTCATAAACTGTTTTAGGAGGAATATCTAAGTTAGCTGCTACATCTGAATTAGCTTCTAACCAATGAAATATCTTCTCTCTTAAGTCGTCACTATATTTTAATGCACCAGTTGCAATTTGATAACCGCCAGAA